ACAGAGATGCAAGTACATATAGAGGAAGAGAAACTGCCGTACGACTTGCTAGCTGACACGCACGATAGCTATATGCTTCAATGTCCTTTACTCCATGTTAAGGATGCAAGAGATAGGATGAAGCAGTACATGAATATTGAGATGGTATCACCAAATGATGGTACTAGGTTTAGGATGAAATCAGAGCAGAATATCGGCTTCAACTGGAACTCAAAGAAGTCAGATGAAGTGAACCCCTTAGGATTACAAGAACTGGTATGGCTTAACTAATATGACAAACGAGGAGAAATGGCTTTCATATACAGATGGTCTTCCGTCCCCTGATAACTTTATCAGATGGTCGTGGTATTACACAATCGCAGCTAGCCTTCAAAGAAGAGTCTGGCTCGGCCCTCCTCATCAACCATGCTACCCAAATATGTATACTATCCTATGTGGTAGTCCGGGTGTTGGCAAGGGACTAGTGCTCAAAGAGGTAAGCAATATCTTGAAGCATTGGACTCTAGATATGTCAGAGGGTAACAGGAAGCTAGCTAAGACTCCAGAGCAGCAAGCTATAGTTGATGAGTCTGTTGCAGAGAATACTAAGCATGCATCTAACACAGAGTTTCAAGGTAATACTAAAGGCCCCAAAGACTTAATCAAACCTTTGTTGATACCAGTGTGTGCTGATAGTATTACGTGTGAAGCACTAATCAAAGCAATCTCAGAAGCGTATAGATACATCAACTATGTAGATAATGCAGGTGACAAGCCCAAGATACAAGCATACGGTCATAGTAGCCTTTGCTTCGTGTTGCCGGAACTGTCATCATTGATGAAGAAGAACACACAGAACACTAACAACTTCCTGTTGTCAATCTATGACTGCCCTATCGACCATGAGTACATATCTATCACCAGAGGTAAAGACCGTATACGTCGTGGTTGCCTCAACTTGATAGCTGGTACTACACCGTCCTTCATGCAATCGACCTTCAATGAAGAGTTGATTGGTGAAGGCTTCTCCTCGAGGACACATTACATCTATGCACAGAAGAACAGAAAGAACGCGATGTGGCTTCCGGCACTTACAAAGGAACAGGAGCAACACAAGAAAGATATCCTAGACCATGTCAAGAAATTGACTACAGTCTATGGTCCTGTTAAGATGTCTAATGAGACGGCTTTATGGATGCAAGCGTGGTGGGACAACTATTGCAAGGTAGAGATGCCCAAGAACAAACATCCTGAGATGGTGCCATACGATGCTCGTATGAACATCCATGTGATGAAGTTAGCTATGGCTCTTCACTTTGGTGAGGACGCTGAGGCTGATGAGTTTGGCCGTCCACTAAATGAGATTAAGATAGAGACATTCCAGAGAGCTATTGCTATCATTGCTAAGGAACGTCCTAATATGCATCTAGCTCTAGTGCTTGAAGGCAAGTCACCAGAGAGCAAAGCTAGTCAGAAGATACTTGAGATGTTACAAGGTAAAGAGTGCAGCTATGTAGAGATATTCATAGCGTGTCACAAGCTAGGTGTAAATAGAGAACAGCTTGAAGAAGCCTTAGAGTTCCTCAAGCTGTGCAATATGATTGACGAAGATTTCAAACCAGACCCTAATCTACCTGACAAGAACATCCTACACTATAAGAAGCTCTAAGGTATCCTTACATACCCTAATAACTTCTATTCGAATAGTTGGCACGAAACCTGCTATAATTATATTATGATTATACCAGCTAAAACAAAACTGAACTTCTTCAATAAATTCATTAAGCTAGAAAATGGATGTTGGGAATGGCAAACAGACTTGAATCCTAATGGCTATGGTAGAATATATGTGGGAACTCAAAATGGTGTAAAGTATTGTAAGGCATTGGCTCACAGAGTATCATGGATAATATACGGAAATTCTTTAAAAGATTCTGATAATTTATTACACAAATGTGACAATCCAAGATGTGTAAACCCAGAACATCTTTATATTGGAACTCAAAAAGATAATGTAAGGGATATGTATGATAGAAATAGGGTTAAACTGGGTATAGACAATGCAAATGCATTTTTAACTTTTGACAAGATTCAGGAGATGCGAAAACTGTATGCTACTGGACAGTACTCACAGAGTGATTTAGCAAAGATGTTTAAAATATCTCAACCATACGTCGGAGATTTGGTAAATAACTTAGCCAGACTTACGGTATAGTACTGGCCTTAGCTTCGTTAATGACCTTGTGGTGGAGGTAGTCACGTAGTGCTTCCTGCGCTTTACCTTCACCTTCTTCTTTGTTCAAGTAGTTGATATACTTAAAGAATGACAAAGGAGTATTCTCCAGTGATGGCATAGTAGCATATGAGTTCTGCTTCAATGCCTTTATCTTCTCCATCATAACATCAGGGTTGTTCCCGTACTTGAGCATGATGTTATGTATCATAGGAACAACCATAGCAACTGCTTTCGCAGGGTCTTGTTCCATCTTAAACTTCCTCTGTTCGATGTTCATGAACGGGTTACTACCAGCGTCCACTTCATTATAAGGTAGTCCAGTAACCATATCGAACCTTCTTAGTTCTCCAAGCTTGTCAGCTAGCTTCTTCTTTTCAGCTGGCATACCAGTCACATATCCATTATTGATTCCCTGATTCAAGGCAATAGACGCCAGCTTGATGTTAGAACCAAATACGTGTTGTGCTACTTGAGCAGCTAGGTCTACATAATTTACGTTAGGGTCGTTAGCCATTGCAGTAGCAACTTGATGTGCAGTCTCAGCTATATCTGACGCAACTTCATCGAGCGGGAACGTAGCAGACTGTAATGAGTTCTTGTAAGCAGCATCGAACGGGTACTTAGCTACTTGTGAGAACAAGCCACCAAATCCAGCATATTGCATACCAGCAATAGCATTGTATGCTAGCAATGGTATGTTACCTTTCAACCCTCCTTCGGACGAAGCTATCTCATTCAGAGATGGTATCTGTCCTTTCTTCCCTTGTATCTCTTCACGAAGTTCTTTGATAATATAACCACCAACAGCAGAGCCAAATAGACCAGTCACTAGTGGTGTCAGATTGCCCTTCTTAGCAGGCAACCACACGTCGTGCATGAAGTTATTAGTCTGTGCAACTGACCAGTGAGCCAGCTGCATGAACCCAGATATCTCACCCTCATTCATCATCCACGCTGGCATCTGGCGAATATCACCAGTACCGTGGACATATGATGCAGCAGTAGAAGCTAGTTGCTTCATTGCGTCAGCGGAATATTGTTTCCCTCGCGTGTAATCTGTATCCCAATGCTTCATCATCCTTGTAGCATTAGCATCACCAGCATTAGCACGGTTGACGAGTGTTGGGAGTAAGTGTTCGAAGTAGGCTTGTTGATAAGCTGCGTTCGCTTTAGTAGTCAGTTCACCTAGTGTTGAGATGTTCCTAACTAGTCGAGCGATACCAGCCATCCTCTGGTGAGTATTCAGAGAGTTGTCAAACATGTCAGCAGCAGAAGCAGCTGTCAACTTAATGAGTCCACCCTCCTTAGCATGAGTCCAACCTTCGCGCATATGCATGATACCGTTGCCAATAGCTCTGACAGCGACATAAGGGTTAGGAGCGTATAGTGCAGCTTTGATGAAGTTAGACCCCACTTTATGTACTTCCAATCCCGGCGATGCAATGAATAGGGCAGTTGCCAATCCACTTGCACCTTCCTCAGTCTGCATAGTAGTATCTTTAGGTGTACTGTGGAACTGTCCAACAGCACTCTGAGCATACTTACTAGCGACTGCACCTTCAGGATACTGTGGTATAGCGTTACCCCAAGCATCCTTAGTAGCACCAAGAGCAGCCATAGCTTTGTGGTTAGACTCTACTTTAGCATAGTGAGCCATAGCCAGTCCAGCACGGTCGAAGTACCGTTGCATATTCCTAACTGGATTCTGCTCTCTCCAAGTAGGCGGGAGTGGGTCACCCATAGACTTACGGATAGCATTAAAGAAGTCTTGGTGTGAAATGCCGGAACCTCCAAAGCTATTAGTAACAGACTTCTTCCAGTCATGGAACATAGACTCAGCTTCTTCTTGAGTCTTGCCTAAGACATTCTTATTGTAGTCAATGTATTCCTTCTTAGCCTTCTGCATCCCTTCTACATCTTCACCCTTCCTAAACATATTCTCAATGTTCTGGTTAGCCATAGTAGGCAACTTGAAGTCCTTCTTAACCATCAAACGCATGTTACCATTGCTGTCTTTGATAGGTATATTGTTAGCGATATGTTCATCACCGAACTCTTTATATTTGCTTATAGCTAGTTTGAAGAACTCCTTAGCCTTAGGACTCAGTCCCTCAGGCATAGCAATCTTCTTGGTCATGTGCTGCTCAATAGCCCTGTTAAGGTCTTGCATATCCTTATGCGTCAGACCTTTGCCAGCTTCTACGATAGGGTTAGTGTACTTGCCAGTCAGGTGTTGTCTGTAGTCTAAGGCTCTCTGGTATGCGTCAGCCAACACCTTAGCACCTTCATGAGGCACAGCGCGCAGGTTGTCCAGCACGCTACCGAACATCTTCTTGAACTTGCCGAAGTCATTGCCAGTCGTTGACGGAACTTCTTGATTGACAGGGCGGGAACGGTTCTGCTTCATCCTCTCCTCTGGAGTCATCTCAGCACCGTGTACAGCTTGACGCATCTTGTCAAATTTCTCAGTCTTATCTTTGACACGACGATACTCTTCTGCAGCACCACCATTGTGGAGACTAGCTGCTTCTTCTCTATCTTCCTTAAGCTCTCTTAGACGACGTTCTTCTGGAGTTTCTTCTGTCTTAACACTCTCCTTAGGCTTATAAGTAAAGTCATTCTGCCCATCCACATCTCTAGTAAAACCATTCTTCTCATAGAACTTCTCTAAGCGTGGATTGACACTCTTATCCAAGGACTCAGCTGTCAACTTAATAGGTTTACCAGTCTGGTCAGACATAGCTTTTAACTTCTCAAGTAGAGCAGTACCAGCGCCCTTACCTTTCTCAGCAGCTTCTACATTGACCAAGTGGATAGCGTCGTCAGAGATATGTACTGACAGAGCAGACAAAGCAGGGTCTTTGGATGTGTACCATCCTTGACGACCTAGCTTACCTTCTTGGGGGACTAGACCGTAGTGACTAGCATTGGAGATACTGTTACCACCTTCACCGCCTCGCTCCCGATAAATCAACTCACTACTATGCCTCAAGACATGGTCAAGCATAAAAGTAGCCTTGACAGGCATACCAAGCAGATGAGATATAGCATCAACAATTCTCTGCCACATAGTCCTAGGAGTTCCATCATTAGCAGGTATCTTGTTGAGCATCTCTTGAAACTCTTTGTTCTTAAAAGCGTGAGCAATGAACTCATGTAAGTCACCCATGGCGTAGGCATAACTTCGGCCCGGATGCTCAGAAGATTTAACTTCATCTGGATTACCAGCAGTCCCTTCATTACCAAAAAGTCTATTAGTCATTCCTAGATGTTCAGCGGTAGCGGAATAAGCATCAACCAGTCTTCTCAATGGGTGATTAGGATTCTCCTTAGAGAACTTATCCATCGCGGACTTCAACTCAGCACCCCTTAGTCCGTTCCACTCCTTAGGCAACTTCGCTGACGTCATGGAATGAATAGCTTCTTCCATGAGTGTAGGAGCATGGTTCACATCGAGAGTGTGGATGTTGACTTCATCTCCAGTTGGGTCATAGTGAGAACGGTCTAACAGAGGTGAAGAGTTCCACTTGACTTTCCTAGAGGAAGAATCCATATTCTGCCACAACCACTTAGCGAGAGGCTGCATAGGGTGACCATGTGACTCTGCAAGCATCTTCATCACAGAACCAGTAGTAGCTCTACCGGTGTTAATATGGTCACGAACAGCGACAGGAGTTGACTCCGTTTGATAGGCTAATTTGGTAGGTACCCTACCTTCGGAATAAGACGAGATATCATGAATAACTCTTGGTTTGAAGTCTTTAACAGAGTTATCATATTGTGTAACATTAAGATTACGCTCAATACCAACATTCTTAAGCTCTCTTTTTTGAGCATTGGTAAGACCTCTTGGATTCTCAACTAATAAATCATTACCACTTCTAGCTACTCTAGCATACTTCTTTGCAAACATGTAACTATATGGAGCCTCAAGTCTACCTCTTTCAGGAACATCTTTATAGTTCTTCAAGTATTCTTTTGCAAATTCAGCATGGCCTCCAGACATACCAGCTTTAATTGGCATTAGTGTACCCTCAGGTGTCATCCAGTATTCTTGATGCTCATTGAATGGTACTGCTCTGTTCATTCCGGAACCTTCACTCTTAACCTTAGTGCCACCGTATTTATTCTTCAACGCTTCAATCTCATGCCAGTTTTTGACGAAGTCAGGATGTAGTCCGGTGTCATTGATATGAGTACCAGCTTTCTCCATAGCTTGCTGTTGCTGTTGGAGTTCGTTGTAGCGAGCTAGGTCTTTGGGGTCAATGCGGGATTCAGAGTATCTAGCACCATTGCCCTCCATCTCGTCCTGAATACGCTCAGCTTCAGTTCTCTTATCACCTTGACCCCTGTTCTGAGTCATCAACTTACGAGCCTCATTAGCTTGGTCTGGCGTCAGCGGAACGGTGTTAACCTCAGGTCTAACTTCCGGTCTGTTAACATCATTAGGTAAGAACGAGTCCTTAGTAATTCGTAGAGTATTCTCGGAGACTGGCTTAGGAAGTTCACCATCTTTCAATGGTTGTGCTTCTTCAGTCTCTTTCTTAGCTAGAGCTTCTTGAGCTTCTTGATGCTCTTGAGCCATAGTCTTAAATGACTGGAATGAGTCTCCAGTAGTTGATACTTGGTCAGCTTCATTCTTAGTAACAACTCCTTCATCCCCTTCCTTGGCCATCTTCAAAGGCTCTTGAGACTGTTCAACACCCATAGCTTTAGACGCTATGAACTTCTCATGTAGAGCACCACGCATCTCATCAATAGGTATACCAACTTTCCGCTTCCATGCTGTCATCGCAATAGCGTCGTCAGTATAGTTACCGGTAGGTTCAGGTTTAGGATTAGCAGCGATGAAGTGCTTCTTAACGATAGCATCATCTATCGCGTATCCTTGTTCCCCTTTTTGAGTATAAGGAGAAATATCAGGAGGAATAGTAGTGCCTTCATAGTTATCCTGTTCTCCTTTGTTATTAGGCTCAGCAGCTGGTTCTCGTAGACCTCCAAACTTTCTACCAAGAGCAGAAGGTTCAGCAAATAGAGCACCACCAACAGCTTGTTTGAGTATATCCCCGCCACTGATATCTTTACCCTGCGCTAGGTCAATGCCTGTATTAATAGCAGGTAACACACCAGCTTGCATAGCCACATTCGCTAATGCACGTTTGTCACCCATGAGAGCTTTCAACGGTGTCGTTGGAGAGAATCTACCACCAGATGCTAGAGCACCAGCAGTAATGTCAGTTGCAGCAGAGACATACGGGTGTTGCTCTTGTGCCTGTTGGGCTTGTGCCTCTAGTGAGGCTTGAAGTTCCGGATTGAGGAGAGCACGCTGTCCAGCTTCACCAGCTGCACCGCCAGCCATACCACCAGCGATACCACCTATTAGTGGGCCAACAATTTCAGAGATACCGGCAGTAGGGATAGCAAGAGGAGCACCAGCTATAGCACCTAACTCAGCACCACCTAAAGCACCAGCACCACCACCAACTATACCACCAGCACCAGCTTTGAGGCGGTTAAGGATAGCACGAGGGATAGACTGTTTCTCATCCTCATGCTTAGGTGTTTCAACTAAAGATGCTGTTCTAGGGTCTATGCCTTTAGACTGCATCTCTGCAATCTCTTCTGGAGTAAAGTCTGATAAAGCCATATTATTGTAATTGAGCAATTGCTTGACGAATGTTAGCACCCTGTCTAGAATTAGGATTAGTTCTACTTAATGCTTGTTTCAACTCTTGCAACTTAACAATCTTATCATTGTGTAGTTGCTCTAACTGTTGATGCATCCTAAGATACACTTGAGAATTGCCATGTTGAGCGTGTTCTCTGTTCATTGCTTCCACTAGATTGTCAACTTCTTTATCACCAACAATTGCACCTTTGTCATTGACAGTAGCTTTCGAGCCATCACTCCAATCTCCAGAAGCGCCGGCACCCCTAAAGGTATCATTAATTGGAGGCCTGTCTGTAGGTGCAGAGGACTCTTGCAATGACTCTGAGGGCATAACATTTACAGTTCTGCCAGAACTGAGTGTAGTAGTTTGACCTGGCTTGCCTGTCATGCTATCAATCCCTGCTAGTTTCATCATAGCAGGTGTTACAGCCATTGGCTCTCTTTGTAGTGAAGCAGAGTCTCCATGAAGTCCTATGTCATATAGACTGGATGGTGCTTCCATTCTCCTAGAACTGAACAAGTCTTTACCAATTATGTTTCTAGCAGTCTCCTCTTGCTGAGGTAACATACTATTGCGTACTCGCGCTATATGTAACGCTGTATCTGTATCATAGCCAAGTCGCTTTAATTCAGCAACTGTATTGGCAATCTTCTGGTCTAGTGTACTGGCTTCTCCTTCTGTCTGTCTACGCTTAAGAGCAAGCTCAGCAGGAGTCATGTTAGCTTCTTCTAAAGCATTTTTATCTAATTGTGTCGTAGTTGCCTGTAAAGTGGGGAGTCTGCCTTGATTAAAAGTAGCTGTAGTATTGCCTATGTCTGATAGAGTCTTTTGTGTAGATGTATCAGTTGCACCTATGCTAGGCAAATACCCTGTAGCAATAGCAGCTTTAGCTTTAATCTCTGGAACAGCTTGTGAGTCGCTGACATGGTTATTCCCAAACTTAGCATACTGCTCTTCTGCACTATTAGTCAAACCTGTCGGTAAGTAAGGCTGATTTCTACGTGCCTCTTCAATAGCAGTCTCATGGAGAATCTGTTGATTATAGTCAGCTATTTTAGCTGCATTGTTGCCAAGGGTCTCTTCTCTAGCAACTTGAGGAGCTAAGATTCTCTCGAAGAATCCGGGCACTCGGTAACGATTAGCTGATGCTGCCGCAGCCTGTTCATCAGGTACAACATTACCATGCTGGTCAACGTAGTCACCGCCTTCTGTTACAGTAAGGGGTCTATAGTTTTGGTCTAGCTGTGGGGCACTCCCATACAGACCTTCACCAAGTAATTCTCGTATTTGTCCCATAATAGTATTTAGTTAGTCTCCACCACTATCACCACTAGAGCTGTAAGCATCATCTACAGCTTTCTTGTTCGCTGCAACGTCTCTATTAGCTGCAGCACTCCCACCATTATTACTGTTAGCTTCTGAGTTTTCTTTGACAGAAGAGTCATCATCTTTCTTTCCAAAGAAGTCCATAATCTTATTAAGAATAGGATGATTCATGATTGGATGGTCGCCTTTATCTGTCCAAGCATATTTTGTTATTGCTTGAGGATTAGACATATCATTTATCGGTGGTATAATAGCACCACCGCCTTGTGCTTGTCCGGGGTTTGGTAACCCATATATCTGCCAAACAGGTGTATCATCCATAGTATTATAGAGCTTTAAGTTCTTCAACCATCCCGACATACCGCTTCAGAGCCAAGCTATCACGGCCAACAGCTATGTCTCTGACACATTGACAGACCGTCTCGAAGATAGTGTTCAGTATAACAGAGTTATTTTTAATCTTAGGAACAATCGTCTCAGACAGTCTGTAGTAATCTTTAACCAATTGCTTAGGCACATACCTATCTCGGAAGTGCCGGAGAGTAGTCAACTCTTTGCAATCGTCTGGTAGGCCTTTAAATTCACAGCAAGCAGTGGTAAGATAACAGGAAGAAATGCCACCAGACGTATTATCATTCGCACTGGAGTTCAACCCATTCGAGTTAGATGCACTAGTATACATCGAGCTAGACTTGGAGATAGGAGCAGATGCGTTAGCGGCAAATGGAGCGAACATACTGTTCGTTGTGTTGAGTGCGCTGGAACCAGCATTAGCAGCGTTAGTAGCTGTGTTAGTCGCGTTATTCAACAGACTGACCTTGTTATTGAAAGCACCACCGAAGTCCATTGCATTGCGGACAGTGTTAGTTCCATTGTTAACACCAGTGTTACCAGTAGCTTGATTTGACTGATTAAGAGACCTCTCAGTAGCGTTGTGTTCCCCCGGACTTAGGCCAGTCATATCAATAGCATTTACCCCTTCCACTGCACCTTTATTAGCAGCTGCAAGAGCTGGGCCAGCGGGAGAGTTAGCTGTTACTGTGTTAGCAGTTGAAGCTAGGGCAGGTAACGCTCTAGAGTACATCTCAAGCAATTGTGTAGGAGTATACTGAGGCGCAGCTGAAGAAGTACTCGAACCGGAACCTGTACTCGAAGACGTGCTAACACCAGCACTTTGCCCTGAACTATACCCACCATTGAAGTACCGGAGACCTAACTTGAGTTCGACTTTATTATTGAATATCATAGGAGTTTAGAAATTAGTTTGTTAGTATTGATTTTAACTGGATGCCCGTGACGATAAGCTTCGATGTTATAGTCTGGATGTTCTTTATGCAACTTGGTTGCAAACCGACCAAGACGTTCAAGAGACATTGCTAGATTCTCCATGACAAATGCTACTTTCCTTGTGTGGTCAAACCTAGCTAGTATCATTCCATTTATCCTACCCTCAAGGTCAGTCTCATAATAGAGAGCATTGTTATCGAGACATTCAATCAGGTATCTAAGAATAGTACTACTGTCTTGTCCTTGAAAACATTTGTCACCCTTATTAGCCATCACAAAGTCTAGCAAGTCCTTGACAGTAGGTTGCATACCAATAATATCAGCATGAATCGTGCCAATTGCTATCTTGTATTGTCGTGCACTCATTCGACTCTTCCTTGTGTGTACTCAGGATTCATTGGAGTAAGCTCTTGCATCTCTGTTGAGAACTGTGTGAAAGAACCATTACTCCATGTAAAGATACCAAAGTATTTCCATCCTTGCTCTGCTTCCATAGTAGGCCAGCAGATGTTCAAGAGCATGGTGTCTACATCTGGTAATACTGTAACACCTGTAGTAGGGTTTGGTGATTCGTCATATGTAATATTCTTGACCACTTCACCAGTCTTACTCTGTCTGTTATTACAGTAGAGTGTCAGTGAACAAGTACTGTCAGCGGTAATCTTGTTAATGATAGCTCTTACCTTCTCCATCCGTAGTTCTAGCTTAGGGTGAGCCATACGAACTGTATTACCAGCCCACAGGATAGATGAACAGATGCCAAGCGTACGGAAAGAAGGTGATGTTACATTCGGGCCAATGTAAAGAGTATATAGACGGTTATCAGTCGTTACTGCATAGAGACGAGCAATAGACAACTCAATCTTAGCAAACATCTTAATAGCTTTACCACCAGTTTGCTGTATGTCAAACGAAGTCCAACAGTTGTTGATAGTATCGTACTTAGCGATACAATAACCAAAGATAGTGTTGACAGCGTATAGCTCGTAGTTATTGTACAATATCGCGGCGGCAGCGGAAGCGTTTTGAATCACGGGATTCTCATCCGGCCCGAAGACTCCATGTATTGCAGAGTTGAATGGAGAATTCTTACCCTCGTTCTGAACCTGTTGTACGGCGTTGAAAGAGCGGATACCAGTGAGTTCAATGAATCGAGTGTCACCGAGTGTGTCGAAGATAACTCTGTCTGACAAGCAGGTAGAGTTGAATAAGAATGTACGGTTGAACGTGTACTCCCCAAATAGTGTTGGTGCGTTGGGAGTCTGGTTGAGTGTGACAGCGAAGTTAGCGTTACTAGCTGCTACGAAGATACCACCAGTAGACAGGGGACGTATGCAAGATATTCCACCAACGCCAACACTATAGTTGGTTGAGGCAGCATCACCGCCGGGGATTTGGGTAAACGGAAGTATGTTAATAGCCTGACCGTGCGTGTTGTATACCGTGATGCTTTCTGTATTGGTAGCTAGGAGATTAGTAACATTAACCACGAAGTCTAGAGGACGCCCAGACACAGAGCGGTAGATACTGTTGAAGTCTTGCGACACTATAAACAGAATCCCATTAGTCCAAGCCATGCAATTACCAATAGGAACATACTCTCTAGCATCCCCTTTATTAGCTAGAACAGTATTGTGTTCATCTGTATAAGTAATCATCCACTTATTATAGTCTTGTGTAATGCGAGAGGCAGGTACACCAAGAGCATCGAGGAAGATGAATACAGGTTGATTGATGTTATCTTGTACAAGAAGTCCGGGCAAATTACCAGTGAATGAGCCAGCAACATTGAGTACATTGATACCACCAGCAGGGTTAGCTACATTGCCAGTAGTAAGAGTCACTGCGTCAGCGGCAAACCTTACATAGTTCGTGGTAGATACAGGAACAGCTACAGTCCAATACCTAGATGCTGTGGGAGACATTTTGAATCCAACAATCTGTGTCCAAGCTATCTCAGTGTAGTAGCGGTAGTAAGCAGAGCCTGAGACGAAGACTATGATGTAATTACCGAATGTGACAAGCTCCTGTACAATACCATTAGGCATCTGGTGGTCTAGTTCAGACGCTAAGACAGGGTCTAGAACATCATATCTATTGGTCAAGTCAAACCCAATCCTGTATTGGTTAGGTTGTAGTCGAGTATCATCTAGCAAGAGATTCATTCCTCCAATGAAGGAGGACTGATTATACTCTGAACCTTTCTGAGTTACGATTTCACTCATAGTCTTTTAGAAGCCATAACCACGTGAACCATAGCCACGGTAATACTTCTTTCTTCCGGCGCGGACACGTGGAAGCAAAACGTCGTGAGGATGAGCTACAACTGCAATCATATCTTCTGTTGCTCTGTTCTGGTCTTCAGTCTTACGTGCGAGAGAACGAGTAGCTTTCTGGTCAAAGGCACTAGCTAACTCTGGTTTACCTTGTTCCTCATACCATAACTGAATCATCTTGTTGACTAAGATGTTATCATACTTCTGTCCGAAGATGAATTCATCATTATCATTCTTCAATGATGTAAGAGCTTGCTTAAAGAGAATTTCAACGTAGTGCTCCAGCTTGTTAGTAGATACTGAAAGCCAAGGACAGATACTAACATCTAGAATCTGATATTGAGCAGCTAAGCAATTGTTAGGAATAATGGTTAATACTTTACCATCTATATCAGACAGTGTGATATCATAGTTGTTAACTGTGTTCTTCTTGACCGACGTATAGTCTAAGAACTGATTAACAGTCTGCATAGTAGTAGCAGTCATACTGACTGTCTCACTGACAGATGAACCTGTTGCAGTGGGTCCGGTAACTGTTACTTGAACCACAGGAGTCTCAACTTTAGCAACAGTCAATACACCAACAGATGTATTAGTGACTGTTGACATTAACGCTTGCACATTCTTCAACCGTAGATTACGCCAACTATCAGGCCAGTTGAACTGATTGTAGCGAGGACGCATCTGATTGATAGACCAAGCTATTTGACTATCAACCTCTCTAACTCCTCTAATACCGCCCACATAGTATGGACAAGTTATGGTCTGGTCACCATTAACTTTGAACACCTGTTCCATAAGAGACCCAGGAGGGTCGCTCTGGTCATATAGTTCTGTTGCAGCTTCGTTTAGGAAGCGTAAGAGTGTGGCTCTGCTGGCAGTAGCATTAGGGTTAAGCCCCATCTTACTACCAGCTTGAGAGAGTATGTATGAGACAGGCATATGATTATGCGAAGTAGACTGCGTAGGCTTTCAACGTGAAGTTAGCTGCTGAAGATACAGTAACAAGAGTACCATCAGATTTTTTGAGAACATAGATACTGGTTGCAAGGTTATTCCTAACAACATTGATGTAGTTAGCATCAACCCAAATAGCCCAACTATAGTTAGTATTACCGAGAGAAACAATATCAATTTCATCACCAGCAACATAGGCACTAGAAGCATCGTTAGCAGTACAATGCAAGACTACACGAACAGAGTGAGGTATACCAGTGAAACCATGAGCAATAGCTTTAGTACCACCAGCAGCAGGTATGGCTTGATTATCAATTGTAGCCTTAGTAGGTATACTGCCAGCAACATATTTAAACTTACCGTCAGCACCACTGTCAACGACAACTACTTTACCATCATCAGTTCCGGTATTGCTAGGATTAGCCAATCCAGTTAAGATGTTAGGAATCGCAGTCCAAGCCGGTAGTGCACCAGTGAGGTCTGTCATGTACGTATTGACAGCGCCAGATACACTTATCTTAGCAGGAGTCACTTGGTTAGCGCCGATATTAACAGTCTGTACACCACCAGCTGCAATCTTGTTAGACGTTACAGCACTAGGAGAGATAGTAAGGCCAGCTGCAAACGAACTGGTGTTAGTGATATCAGCATCAGTAGGTGTGGTAGCAGTTGTCAATAAAGCACCAGACCCCGATATCTGTGCTAAGCTAATTCCGCCAGCGAGTGCAGTTGCCGGAATTGTAGCGTTAGCTATTTGATACCCTTGAATTGAGCCAGCAGGAATGTTAGCTAATGTAATAGGATTCCAGTTAGTATTCACCAATACTGGATTGCCAAAGCTGTCAGGGTATGCTAACACGTATGACTGGTTAGGATTCCAGACATAGACAGAGGTAGAATTGGTAGCTGGTGAGATACGAGTCCACAGATATCGTTGGAAAGCTAGAGTTCCAGCAGCATCAGGGATAACTGGTACACCACCTTGGTCAACAGTAAGCAGGACAAAACCACGGTCAGACGAAGGTGTAGCACCATTAACCATCTGCGCCAACTGAGCACCAGTGATTGAAGTAAAAGCAGTAGGGTCTAAGCCTACATTAATGTCATTTGAATTCATATATTATGTTAGTTTGTTGTACTGACTGAGGTTGCCGGAAATGTTAGAGGTAGCTGAAAACCCTGTAATGCTGCAAAGTAACCAGCAATATCTTGAGGAGCGGGTAATGCACTACTGAGACCACCACAGAGTACCATGCCCAAGATTCTAACACAAGATGGAGCTAGCTTGATGGCTAGTGCATTGGATACAGCATCTCTGAAATCGCTTACCACCAGTGTATTAACGCTGCTTGTAGCTTGTAGTATTCCAGACCCGTTGTATACACTTAGTGTTAGTGTAGTCCCAGACAAGAATGATAGTACAGCTATAGTTATCTCACCTGATGCTGTAGGATAGTTTATTGTTATGCTTTTGCTGGTAGGTAAATAAGAAGCTGTAACAGAGTTGCCACTTATAGTAAGTGTAAACTGAGCATTTGTAAGAGTAGTACCATTCCAATGGCCAAGTTCAAAACCTCCATAAGAGCCAGCTACTACCATTTGACGGTAATAGTCTCCTTGAATAACCTCCTCTGAGAAAGCAGCATTAGAGTTAAATGTTAACAGAGGCAAGTCTATTACTCCAGCAGTAGGGTTAAGGATGTTATTGTTAGGGTCATTAGCCGGAACCTCAAGATTACCGCTATTATCAAAGTATGCACCGTTGCCTAAGTAAGGTATAGCGAACTGGTCAAAAGGATTAACAACTTGCACCGTTTGTGTGTTAGCAAATGAGTTATTCTCAGTATCAGGATTGACTAATACAATATCAGTACCATACCTATAATCTTGTCCACCAGCAACTGATGTATATAATGTAGCAGCATTTGTCTGACTAGCTACACCTTGTGAAGTATTCCATACTTCAAACCTACAATTCTTCATTATAGGTTGACCAGTATATGCAGCTATGTTCTGGTTGAGGTTACTGCCAACAGCATCCCACAGTAAGTAGCGAGTCACTTTACCGCCAATGCGGTATGATATTGTGAGAGTGTAGTTAGGATTGACAGGAACATTCTTACTAAGACCTAGTAGAGAGAAAGCATTAGGTGACTCAATATTGAAAGAAGCCACTATGTCAGAGTACCCATTCCACGTTGAAATCCCTTGATTAAAGTTAGGCAAAGTAATGAACGTCTGAGTACGAGTCAGCTGTCCGTTCTGTGCATTAACATCTAGCCAACGGATAAGCGTACGAGGGATAGTCTTACTCCCTGCAGCATACGGTGGATGGGTTTGCTCTGACATAGTATTGTGTTAGTGAGTGATGTTCACTGAACCATTAGTAGAATTGACACTACCGGTCGTACTAATGATGTTCTGGTCATGTTGCAATGTAGCAATACCGGCAGAGTTATTAGTACCAGCATTACCATTGACACCAGCAGTTGAATAAGTGTTCTGTGCGATAGTAACAGCACCGACATTCAACGTGTTAGTGCTAGTCGGTTGTACAATTACATTGTCTTTGATATCACCAGCGGCCAAGCTAACAGTCAAGAATGATTGGCCACCAGAGAACGGGATAGGAATTCCGGCACTTGTCTTAACACCAGAGACATGAGAGTTCTGGATAATCTGAGTGTTGGCACAACCACACAACACTAGCAACGGAATGATAAAGAGTTTCTTCATATTGTTATTTGGTTAGGTCAGCAATCTCTTGTTTAATCTGGTCACGTTTCTCCCACAGTGAGTGGGCGACAGATGCTAACACTAACAACGCACCAGAAGCATCAGCTACTTGTGATTGGTTCAACAAGCCACTAGTCACTAGTGTAGCACCAGCAGCGGTAGCTAGACGACGCAATAGCCAGTTGCGAACAGTTTGGCTTTTTAACAGACTCATTAACATACTATCAGTTCTTTCTCTTTGTTGTCTCTGTGTTGTTTTCTGCAAACGATATGTCAGAGGCATCATACCGTTTACTTTCATTGACAGGGCGACCATTTTGTTCGTTGACATTAATGTTCAACTTCCACTTAAGCGCATGAGCAAGTGCGGTTGTTTGCTCTGTATTCCTCACAATCGCCAAGTGGTCTTGATAACCTAGGTAAAGAACAGCTAACAAGAGGAGTGTGTTTATGCTTTCCTTTCCATGTTTGTTTGTCTTTTCCATTGTAGCCTTTAACAAGTTAGCGAAGAGTTCTAGCATAACAACAAGGTTTATTGCTTCGTCACAATCAATCCGCCAGCGACATTGGTTATATTCAAGGTGCCGGACTGGACTTTCACACCAACCGAAATCGTGCTGTTGGCTGGAAGGTAGAGGACACCGATGGCAGAGCCGGAGGTAGCCGAGGCCGGATTAGAGCCACCCCACCAGCTTTCGATACCAGCATCAACACCATTCGTCAGGACGGTGAATATGGCTTCGGTGTTATTTGCTCCGAACCGGACAGAGCAGTTGAATGAAATCAAGTATGTGCCATTCACCAGATTCGTGATGTATCCAGCAGATAGATTACCGCCAAAAATGTCAGACCTCATATTCTGCAAGGTCGTGTAGTTGGTCAGGGCAGAATAGGTCGTGGTCGCCGTGTAGCTGTTGGTCTGGTCATGTAGCTGGAAGGCGATGGACGGCACGACATTGGTAGGAATCTGTGAGATTGGCAAGGTTCGTGACAGAGTATTGGGGCCAAACCCATTGCTCACCAAGAAGAAACCTTGTGGTATCGGAACCTCCGTGTAATCCTTTTTGGAGTTCCACCACGCATCATAAACCCGCTTACCGAACTCGACTTGCATCCCTGTGTTCGGATGCCAGCCATCGGGAGAAGATGCTCCATATGCAGTCTGCATATTGTCAAAACGAGCTATGTCAACATAGTTTGACCCGCCGTAGGTTGCGGCAAACTTTAACAACGCAACTTGAACATTGTAGATATAAGTGACATATTTATCGTAGGTATCAAGATTGGTGGTGATTACGAATCCAGCCGCATTGGTTCCGGCGTAATTATTAAGGTTTGTTAGGTTGAACTGTGGAACACCTGACCTTATGAATGTGAATAAGTTAGTGAACAGCCACGGATGATTATTGGTCCACGCGCTGGCTGTCTGGCTACCAACGGGTGTGCAAATTACTGTTCTAGTCGACCTTCCAAATTTGACTAGCTGCTGCGCGACAAGATTTGTGATTAGGCTGTAATAATAAAGGTCGGGAGTGGGAAATTTAGAGTTGCAGTTGCCTATCAAAATGTCGGCAACCCCAGCCTCAATAAGAACCTGATATGCAAGGGACACGTTGGTCAGGCTTTGGCCACCAAACATGTAGTCAAGCGTGTATCCATTTCCACCACTAATGGGCCAGCCCCAGTTGATGTTTGTCGCTATTGCGGAACCAGAGCCAGCCGCCATGTAGTTAGAGGATGAAAGGACACGGACATAATCACCGAATGAGTAATGGTCAAATCCAGTTGGTGATGGTAGGTCTGACAGGGCTCCCATCATAACTGAGTCACCATACATGTTAACATATGTTCCATTATACCCAATGTAGAGGTTTGATTGCTTTAGCGGGTTGGTAGCGATTAACGATGGTATAAATGAAGCGTTGTAGGATAAGGCATTGGTTGATAATCCAGTCGGCAGCGATGCAACTGGAAGTGAGCCAACAAGGTTTGTCGCCATTAAGTTGGTTAACGTGCCACCGTTGTTAATGTTAAGGGGCGCGTTCGTCACCACATAACTCGGCAACGTGCTAGAACCTCCACCACCAGATACAACAGGAACAGGGCCAGCTAATACTAGCCCACTGCTAGCAAGTAAAGCTAAAAGAGTTAATTTCATAGATTAAATGCCTTCATCCCGAGTGAAGATAGTAACAGCAATAGTAGTTCCAGCAGGACTGAATACAGTCACTTGGTCAGCAGAGGGGATTGGAACAGCAGAGTACTGTGGAAGAACACCATGGAAGTTACTAACATTATCACAGGTCTGTCCAAAAGCATAATAAGCAATGTTAGCTCCAACATTCTGAATCGTAGCATAAGCACGTTCAGTAGGTTTTCCGGAACCATCAGGTATGACTTCTTTAGAGACGCCAGCAGGTACTACAATGGCATTAGCAGGTACTGGAGTTATATTCTTTTCACAAGTTCCAATTGTTCTAATCATAATAAGAAAGGGAAGAGTGGTGCTACCTAGAGACATGCTCCAGATAGCACCACGATTGACCACGATTATTGACGGATACCAGTCACCGTTACTGTGACTGAATTGCCAGTAGCAGAGGTGTTCGTAAACCAAACACCACGACTGTATACCGTGTTCATGTTATTCACAACAGTAGGAGTAGTCGTGCATGACACAGCAACATACGGCAAGTTATTCGTAGATGCAGCAACACTATTCGTCACATCAACTAACACGTTACGATTGCCGAGGTAGTCAGCATTCGTGCTAAGAACACCAAAGTAATTGGTGTAGATAGCCGGCATGTTAGTGACATAACTAACAATGTTAGTATATGCAGCATTAGTATAGACAGTCGAGTTAGTGTAACTATCAACCAGATAGCCAGAGGCATTGCCAGTAGACGTTACAACCAACTGAATGACTTTGAACGGGCCAGTCACAAGAGAGGACATGGTGTTAGTAGCAACAGTCGCAGAGAACGTAAGGTTCTGAGCTTGTGCAACACTACCGAGTCCAATTGCAACAGCGAGGGAGATGATTAACTTTTTCATTGTATTGAGTCTTTCTTTAGTTAATTGTTAGGGATTAGACAACATTCTGTGGACGGGTGCGTTTCGACAGAATCGGGAAGGCATGACGCCGTTCACCTTCGAGATAACCATGAGTCAACTCGCTGATGAACTTAAGTTGTTTGCCATAGTTGTTGAGAGACGGAGTACCGTTCGCATCAAAGATGAGAACTTGGTCAGTCAACTGAACTTCACCATTCCAGCGCATAGAATAGAACTTCTTAGCACTCATGTTGGTGGTAGCAAACTCCTTCGGCGGAGGGCCAACCTTGATAGTCTTCGCGCGGTCAGCACCCAGAATCCAAGTAATGGTATTCGGAGCAGTGATACGTGAAGTGTAGTACGGATTAGGTTTCCACTTGTTGTCCGTAGCATCGAAGATTTCAGGAGCAACCGGAGTACCCTTCGCGTACAAGACGTTACCAGCGTTATCAAGCACATCAGCCGTATTGTAACGGACAGGGTACTTGTTAATCTTGCAGGTCATAAACCCGAACAGGAGACCTTTGAAGTCATTGAACAACAGGTTCAAGTCACAAGGAGCGAGACCTTGAAGTTTGTTCAACACGTCGGGGTCGAAGGAGAAGTTAAGGAAGTCCTCAGACGGAACTAAGAGAACATACTTACCTTTCAAGCCTTCATTATCCTTAGGCATGTTCTTACTGCCATCAAAGGCAGGAGCAGCCAAGTCTTCTTGAAGAGCCATGAACGCATTGAACACGTCACGGAGACGGAGACCAGTAGTAGAGATACCGGCAACACCACCAGTACCTTGAGTAACAGCAACAAGCCAAGCAGACGTCTTACTGTTAGCAGCAGTTCCGGCATCGTTACCAAGAGCAGTAGGAGCACCATACTGGAGACCAACACCAGCGATGTAGTAGTAAGGAGAACCTTCCCACATCATAGTCTCGATGAACTGGTTATTACTGATAGCAATCTGACGAACGATATCAGTGTTAGCAAACTGCAAGTAGTTCTTCCAGAACACAGTGAACGAAGGAAGGAAGTTGAACTGGAAGGATTCATAGTCGTGCATATAAAGCACGGCCTGTTCAACCGATTCAGTCACTTGATACACATCCTTATTAGGGACAGTAGTGATAGCGTTCGGATGGAAGAACGAGCGAGAGACTGGAGAACGCTGAGGAGTAACACCTTTCATAGTGTTACCTTCATTCGCTTGCCAATCAATGTCGCCGTATAACTGGTCAAAGACTGACCACGTGGGGAACTGTTTTACCTCATTACGAACAAGGTAGAACGGGAGTTGGTTGAACCGCGCTGTATCTTCAACGGTAGCATTACCGAAGGAAGCAGGCTGGTTATAGAACACTGGCATATTATTTACTTTCTTTTGTAGTCCCTAAAACAATAGAGCATTAGAGACAGGGTTTAACTGTTGCTCTAATGCCCTTTAGAAAGTAGTAGCACGGTGACGATGCCCTTCGTCTGTTGAAGCAAGATACTTACTAGCAATTTCCGTGCCAAGTCCTTTAGACTCCTAGATTAGGGTCAATAATAAACTCATCCACTCCGTGTACTTTAGCTCCTTTACCTTTAGCAGTAGCCTTAGCCTTGGAGGATGGTTCCACTAACTCTTGCTCCTCTTTCTTAATCTGCTCAACACCAGCATTAGATAATTTCTCTGCCAGTTCAGCTTGCTTGATACGGAGTGCAATTACTAAGTCTCCAAGTACCGGAACTAGAGGGTGAGAGTGCATCCACTTAGGTAACATACTTTGAACATCTTCTCTCACTTGCTTCAATGAGCGTTCACCGATACCTTCAATTGGGATAGTATAGTCAAGCAATGTGGGGTCTTTAACCCAACCAAACTGTTGTGCACGATAGTCTTCAACAGCCTTCAAGTCAGTACTAACAGTATCTTTATACTTAGTAGGATACTGTTGTAGTTTACCTTGAAGTTGTTGTGACACTTGATTACAGTTACCAATCATCTGCTGCAACTTAAGCTCAAGTGCCTTGCTAGGTTTGATAGGTATACCACAGATAGGTGCACCAGTCTTACTATCAAAGCCTGTCAGAGGGATAACTTCAGTCCCATTCTCAGACATATTAATAAGCTGTTGTTCCCAATAGCTAGCCTCTTTCTGAGCAAATGTTAAGTCAGTCCTAGTCTGTTGATACTCGGGGTCAAGGACGTATGCATCAGGGTGTTGAATGTAGGATTGATTCTTAAGAGTAGATAATTCTTTGTTAGTCTTAAGAGCTTTCTGATATATAGCAAAAGCCTCATTAGACATTTGCCTACCAGCATCAGCCTCTTCTTTTGTAAAGCCAGTGAAATCTCTAGCTCCAGCCTTTGGAACAATAGGCTTCACCCCACCCTTATCCTCTGGCTTAACACCATCTTCTTTACCCTTCGGTGGCTTAAGGAAAGAGGGTAACTTCTTCTCCTCTTCTTTAGGCTTCTCTTCTTCATCCTCCACTACTTCTTCCTCATCCTCTTTCTTCTCTTCATCAACTTTAGGCTTCTCTTCAACCTTAGGCTTGGTTGACTTATCTTCCGCTGCCGTAGTAGGTTTGGCAGCTTTATCATCAACTTGTTCAGGTAGCTGCTCTACTTCAAAGTCATCTGCAGAGAAGCTTTTATCCTCTACCTCTTTAGGAAGAGTAGTTGAAGCGACTGGTTTGATAGTTGGAGCGACTACTGTCTTTAGTTCTGGTGCTGTTGCGATTTCGGCCATATGTTTATTGTTTGTTTAAGTGTTGAACGAACTGTTTGGTGTCTGACAACAAGATGTGACTTGCTTTGAGAGTGTTCATAGCGACTCTGAGTTTGTGCTCTTTGGTCTCGTCACTCTCAATCAATATCCCATCTTGTAATTGTTTCTGGAACTCAGTAGCTCTAGCAGACAGTATCTTAAGAGCATCTTGAGTTACTGGATGTTTAAGCCACTCTTCATGTAGCTTCTCCATCTGCTTATCTAACTCTTCCTGAGCCTTCTGTTCAGGCGTCTTAGGAGACATAGAGCCTCCGAATCCATATTGGTTCATTGTGCTTGGCCTTTCTTGGGTTGTAACTGTTGTAACATCTGTTCAATCTGTTGAGCCTTCTGTTCAATGACAGGTACAGCATGTAGCTTACCAGCATCAGAGAACCAGTCAACGTGCTTAGACAACTCAATCACCTGTTGACCTAACCCAATAGCAAACTGCTTCATCTGTTGCATCTGCTGAGCTTGCTGACTTTGCTGCTGTTGTTGTGCTTGTTGGATAGCTTGGACGTATTTACTTGCCCGTGCCGGAAACATCATCTCAATCAAGTCAATCATGAAGATAGGTGCGGCAGCGGTATTCTGTACAACAGGCCACGCTTGAGTCATCTGTTGAACTAACTGCTGCTTCTCAATAACATCTGTATCACCAGAAGGTTTAACTATCAACCGGCGCTGGTAGAGAGGCATAAGGTCAGGGCGCACTTTAATAAGTCCAGCAAGTACACGTGACTTAATAACACCAACCATCTTTTGATATAGTTCGGTGAGAGCTAGGGAGAACAAGACGACCTGAGTAGATGTCAACTCTTGACGCTGTGCACGAGACTCTTTAATAGCTTGTGCTGTCTTCCTACTATCTCTCTGGTTGTTGTTCTCTGCAAAGTTAACCTGTGACGTTTCAGCTTGATTTCCGGACTGGAGCATCTGTATAGCACTAAAGATACCAGCTTCTGGAGCATCAAGATGAGTGAATGTAACCTTCTTATTGATGAGACAATTAGGTTTAAAGAACACATTCTTCTGCATCAATACGTCATCATTAGGGTCATCAGTATCTTTACTACCATACATACCAGCAGCACGACGAGCTTGTGTGACAGTAGAAGATAGTAGAGAACTAATACCTTCCTGAACATCTTGGTCTAGGAATATCCTCCCCTTTAAATGACTGATAGTGTCATTCTCAGAGATAAGATACTGGAATAAGATATAAGGATAAGCAGTCTCATAAGCTTCAACCCACTGAGGTTGTTGCTGTTGACCCATCATAGGAGCCTGTTCTGAAGCAGCTTGCTTCCTACGACCAATATACAAAGGACGCGGCTTCCTAAGCCAGTCATCACCAACACCAATACAAGCCCAACCAACGTGTACTACTCCTTGCACACGGAACATAATCTTCTGGATACGAAAGAGAGACTTATCTTTATCATCAGATGATTCAAGAGGCTCAGCACTACTAGCTGGAGAATTTTTGCTAACTACCTTATCCACTTGGTCTCTGTCCCAATCACCATCCTTAGGATTCTCTGGATTGCCACAGAGAGAAATTAATTTAGTCTTGGTGTAATGATAAGTTCTTCCTACCATCTCACAAGCCTGTAAGTCGCGTGTATCAGACACGAATGAGAAGTCACTAGATTGTACCTGTTCGCAGGCAATTTCACCCGGAGTAGTGAGGTCTTGAACTACTTCAACAATGGCATATCCATTCGCTTGGAAGCCATCAATAGTAGCAAACAGAGGCTTCTGCCATCCATCATACCTTAGCTTCTTTGTTAAGTCTTTCTCAAGAGGAGCTAACTCAACAGTATCATCATCTACATCCTCTAGAATGACAGCGCGAGGAGACTCAGCGATGTATTGGATGTATGAAGGTTGTTCCCTACGAATATTGGTGTCAATGGTATGTACAGGAA